GTATTCTGTTTTGTATTCGAAATAGAACCTCCAGAAATGGATTTTACTTCAATTCCCTCCGAGAGACGTGTAAGTCTTCCTGCTCTGAATGTTGATAGTCTGATTGCAGATTATGTCAGCAATGTCAGATCAGATGAAGCGACCAATGTTGGTAGATTCCTCGGTGAGGTAGCCTTGAGAGAGATTAAGTCTCAAGTTGACACCTCAAATGGTGATTTCCAGAAGTTGAATGTTGGATTCCGCATGACTCCTGATGAAAAGAATGCTCTGAAGTCGAATTTCCCTGGACTTGATATCGTCTTTAGAGATTCTTGTTATTCTTCCCATAGTTTTGCTGCCGCACACCGTGTGTGCGAGACCCTGGATATATATAATAGATTCAACACACGCACTGAAAAAATAATTGATTTAGGTGGTAACTATGTTACTCACGCTAAACAAGGACGGGCGAATGTTCATTCTTGCTGTCCAATTTTAGATGTGCGTGATGGTGCTAGGCATACCGATCGATATATATCCTTGGCTGCCTCGGTTGAGAAGAAACACCGGGATTTACCTGTCGATTTTTGTTGTCATAAATTTGAAGAATGTCAGGTTAAAGCCCCGTTTGCCATGGCTGTCCATTCAATCAGTGATATTCCAATAACCACTGTAGCGTCACATTGTGTTCGCCGCGGTGTTAGGAAATTGATAGCTTCGGTGATGATGGATCCGCTTATGATGATTTATGACAAAGGTCATATACCGCTCCTAAATGTTTCTTGGGAGAAGATGGATGTCGAAGAGTCTGATGGTAAATTCCGGACTATGATCTCCTTCCATTTTGACGATGCACCAGGTTTAAGCTACTCCCATGATTTTGAAACGCTTTCCAAGTACATGACTACGAATCAAGTCATTGTGAATAATGCCTACTCGTTTCGAGTAGAAAGGACTGCGTGCTTATCAGGAGTATACATTGTTGAAATGACTCTCAGTATGACTGATGGTCATTCAACTGCTTACCTGAAGCCCATGCGCGACGTGTCGTGCGCTTGGTTGTCTACTTTACGCAAGAAAGTGTTTGTTAAACTTGCGGTTCCTATTAGTGCTGAATGGTTCACCGAACCTTTTGAAATTCGGTGGGCGCTAATGGATGAGCATTTGGTGCGATACGTGTCGGAAGCGGCATTCCGTCAATATTCAAAAACCAAAGATCCAGAGACTTTGGTGCAATACATCGCAACAATGCTTTCCTCGTCATCTAACCATGTTATCATCAACGGAATTACTATGAGAAGTGGTAGTCCGATTGATTTGGAGGAGTATGTTCCCTTAGCTGTGACGTTTTACGTCATGGCAGCATGGAGATACCGAATGATTGCCCCGGGAGTTGAAGCCGTGACCACACGCGTTGAGAAAAACGTGGATCAGATCGATTCAAGCGGGAACATTAAGTCAGACTTTAATGTCGTTAATGAACTGCTTAAGGAAGCTGGTCTCGTTGATCCGAATTTACCACACATCCGAGATGTTGTGAAGACTGCAGGACTCCGCGTTTTTGGTCGGAAAACCGTCACAAGAATCCGGGATGATGTTTCAATTGTACACCCGAGAAATTTGCTTAAGGAGATCATTTATGATGTTAAGCGCTTATTTGGTCTCACTCTTTCTGGTTCCGACTATAATTTAGTCGATGGTGTTCCTGCGCATATGAAGGCGACAGATGTTTGGAGCGTGTTCATGGAAAACCTGGCGTTCCCATCATGTTTGAACGTGAATGAATGTGTTAACGAGTTACTTGTTAATCACATGGAAATGGTCGAACATGATAAACAGGAAGAGGAAAGAAAGAAAAATTTTCTCGATGCTCGTGATGCTGCTTTGATCACAATCGCGAAGGCGCTGGAGAAAGATTCTAAAATCGAAGATGGTTTATTGCCGATTTTGGATTTGTGCGATATCAAGGATAAACTGACTTCCGCAAAAAATTCCTTGAGTCTGACTCATGAAGCAATTGTTGCTTCGGACTCAAGATTGTCGAGTACTGTCGTGAATCCTTATGCCGATTCCATTAAAGAAGCCATTCGGTATTTTAATGAAATCGAAGTCGTCAACACTCGTAACCTGCGTGCGATTGGTACGTATTTGAATTGGCGTGCTGCGACTGACCGGAATTCATACAGGGCACTCAAAGGAAGAAATGATTCTATTAGAGTCTATGTTCCCTTTGAGAGAAAATGGTATTCCGATGAGAAAGATTTACCGCAGTACGAACGAGCTATGACTGAAGATGGTTACGTTACTTTACAATGGTGTAATGGTAACCTTTCCGACAATTGTTATCAATCCGTGAGGAAATACCACGTGTTGATAGTCGATGATACATGCGTGTTTAATTCAGGACAACGCATGGTTCCCGCTATGGAAGCAGCATTAAAAATGAATCCCACCTTTAAGGTGACGATAGTTGATGGCGTAGCTGGTTGTGGGAAAACCACTTACTTGAAAAAACTTGCTCGGATGGAAGCTAATCCGGACTTGATTTTAACGAGTAATAGAAGCTCGTCTGATGAGTTGAAAGATACTATTGATTGTGCTGAGGCGATGAAATACCGCATTCGTACGGTCGATAGTTATTTAATGCTGAAGTCTTGGTTCTCGTCAGACAGATTACTGTTTGATGAATGTTTCTTAACCCACGCTGGATGTGTTTATGCTGCCGCGACCTTAGCTCAAGTGAAAGAGGTTATTGCTCTTGGTGATACCGAGCAAGTGCCTTTCATATCTAGGTTGCCGGAGTTTAAAGTGCAATATCATAAGTTATGTGGTAAGATTGAAGTTCAAACCACTACTTACAGATGCCCACGTGATGCCACCGCTTGTTTAAAAACTTTCTTTTACAAAAGGAAAACGGTGAAATCAGCTAGTCGAGTCGATCGGTCTCTTGAGTTATGTCCCATCAATAGTGCTGTCCAAATTCCTTGTGTTGAAAATACTTTGTATATGACTCACACAAGAGCAGACAAAGACGCTTTGATGAAGATACCTGGTTTTAATAAGAACAATATAAAAACAACACACGAGGCCCAAGGTGATACCTGGGATAATGTGATTATGTTTAGATTGTCAAAAACAACCGGGTTGTTACACTCAGGTAAAGGACCTGATATAGGCTCATGCCATAATTTGGTTGCGATTTCAAGACATCGCAAGTCGTTCCAGTATTATACTGTTGCTCCTCACGACTGTGATGACCAAATTGTGAAGTGTATTAATTATTCCAAGACCCTTTCTGTAGGGGATCTTGATGCTGTCAGATTAATTTCTGACAATTGATTGTCATTATTTGACATTTGTTTATTCCCAGTTTACTGGATGCCGTCGTTGACGATGATTTATATATACTAGGTTGGCATTTTGAGCGCATCTTACTCAAATCCTAGTATTTCCATTAATATCTAATGATATTAATGATGCCTCTTAATATAAGAGATGC